CACCTCGTCGACGCCCCAGCTTACCGCTACTTCGTGCGGTCCGGTTGCCTTACTCTTAGGGATCGTTTCAGTGACACGTTTTGGATTGCGCAACTTAAGCAGCAGCGCCTTGCCGTTGATGATCTTCATGTTCTCTCCAGTGTTAGTGAGGCACTAACGTTTTTTGGGGCTGCTCAGTGCACCGCCTGCAGCTCTGTTTTTACTCTGGCTTTGCACGGTGTACCCGTCCTTGTTCGTGCCGCCTTTAGAGAGCGGCTTCTTATGCGCGATGTCTTTACCCTCACGCTTATCGGCTTTACCGTTACCGTTGGCATCCTTGCCGGTCTTGTCCATGGCGCGGCGGGCGCGTTGCCGCTCCATTCGATCAGTATGCTCGCCGCGGGACTTCTGCTGTTCGTACTCTTTCTTGTACGGACGGGGCTTCTTTGTATATGGCATCAGTTTGCTCCGTTGTGTGGACACTCTAAAACCGGGCAGTGTTTGTGGCACAGGCCGCTCGGCCTCGGGTTCCATACATCTACATCAAAAGCCTTCTTCATGGCAGCGTGTTTTGCTAGCCACTTGCGCCACAGCTCTTCCTTATTGAACTCAGTGTAGTTTGCTTTGACAAGGTCGTTGGCTACCACAAACAGCAACCCTGCACGGATGCGCTTAACCTGCGGGAAGTGTGCGAACACTGTCAGTGCCATCAACTCCAACTGGCCCTTGTCTGCGTACCGCGCGGACTTCCCAGTCTTGTAGTCAATGATCCATGCAAGGTCGCCATCAAGGATGATGAGGTCGGCGATACCACGGAACCAAACGTCTTTATCAAAGAACCCACACGGAGTTAGGTTTTCAGTAAGTCCCATCTTACGCTCACACAACTTCTCACCTGTGCGGGCTTTGAGTGAGTCGAGCACCTTGGTCACAAAACTGAACTTCGGCGGGATCGGCTTGTCGTCCCGCATGAACTCCTCGGCAGCTTTGTGGAACTCGGAGCCGTAGCGGATTGCTTCGGTCTCCGCGAACGGGAACTGCTTGAGGACGTTCACATGGTAGAACTGCTTGGGGCAGGTCTCGAAAGACTTCAGTTTACTGTAGGACCAAGGCGCTGCGCTCATTCACATTCTCCGTAGCTTTTTGCTGTTCCTGCTTCGCAGTCCACGGGTAGGCCAGCGGCCCAGTCCGGAACCCAACGCATTGAGTCTTCGATGTATGCCTTGGCCGCGTCAGTTTCGGCGTCGGGTACGCAGCATACGATAGAGTCATGCACAGTCAACACTACTTTGTATCTCTTGGCAATACGTAACATCTGCTCACCAATGATACAGCGTGCTATGGCTTGGCAGACGTTCTCTACCACCTTGCCGCCGTAGATTTTATTGTCTCCCCTGCGTACCTTATAGTAATACTGCGGGCCTTTTTCTTCCTCGACTGCGAACAGTCCGCTGTAGTACATAGGCAACCCGCTCGGCATAATGAGTGCCTTATTGGCGGGGTCCACTCCGATCACACCAGATTTGCCGAAGGTCACCTTGTCCCCCTGCGCCATGTAACGCAGCATGACCTGCGCTTCTTTCCACAGGTTGCTGATGTTCCAGTTAGCGTCGCGGTAGATGTTGATGACCCGCCGTGCTTCGTCGAGGGGCATGTCAAACCCGAACGTCTTTAGCTGCGCTTGGAACTTGACCGCACCCATGCCGTAGCCCGCACCGAGGATTGTGGTCTTACCAACAAAGCGCTGGTCCTTGGTCACGTCGTCTACCGCTACACCGTAGATTGTTGACGCCATCTTCTTGTAGACGTCTTCTCTGTTAGTGAACGCACTAACAAGGTCTTCCTGCCCAGCCAGCCATGCAAGCACCCGTGCCTCGATCTGTGCGGAGTCGGCCTCAATAACCGTATGCCCTTGGGGCGCGATGATCGCCTTCTTCAACGACTTGGCGTTGGGCCCCCTGCTCGGCAGGTTCTGCAGGTTGATCTTATCGTCGCCACCCCAGCGCCCAGTATGCGCAGCATAGTAACGCACAGGGACAGGTAGCTTGCCGCGCTCGGCGATGCCGATGAACCGCTGCGTCCTTGTCTCTTCTAGCGTGGACTTGGTGCCCATCCGCGCAGACACGAGTGCTTGCACCCGATCGTCATCGTGCTCTAGAAGCGCCTTAAACTCTTCGTCATTCTTGGCAAAGGCGAAGGTCTCCTTACCCGTCGTGGGGCTTACCTTCATGGGCGGAGCGACGCCTAGCATGTTCAGCATGAGCGCAAACTTCGGGTTCGACATGAGGTCGCTCTTGTCCTCGATGCCTGCATCGACGAGCAGCTTCTCCTTGCGTTCCTGCACCGCTACGAGGTGCGCTTCTAGCTGTGACTTGTTTAGCTCTAGCGTCGGCTCAGTAAACATGCGCAGGGTCAGGTCGATCAGGCGAAGCTCCTTCATCGGGAACTTCTTGGCCATGATCTGAAACAGGCTGTAAGTCAGCTCCACATCGTTGATGCAGTAGTCCCCGTAGGTGCTGAGTTCTTCTGGTAAGAAGTCCAGACGTCGCTTGCCCATGGCCCGCACTACCTCGGTGCCCTTGACGCCTACGCCATAGCGGTCGGCCACAGCCTTGAGGGATGCAGAGGCTTCGACCCCGTGCAGTGCACGCGCCATGTGCATCGTGTCGGCTAGCGCCTTGGGGTGAACGTCGAAGTGCCACGACGCTATGGCACCGTCGAACATGGTGTTGTGCGCCAGCATCATGCTGTTAGCCCAGTCAAACCGCTGCAGATACTTCTTGATCTGCCCCATGGTCCCGCTGGCCCATTCGGGCTCACCGTTGTTTACCTTAACGCTGACGCCAACGACTTCGAACCGCTCGTCGCGGATATACCCTTCGGTCGTCATCTTCGACAGGGAGTAGTCCTTGTCATAATAAGTCTCCATGTCAAGTGTAATCAGGTCCATTTTAGTCCTCCGATATATCTTTATAGGTTTCACGACGAACAAGGAGGCTTATGACGCGTTGGCTGACACCGTATTTTGCGGCTAGGTCCACCTGCCGAGTCCCCCCGGCGTCATATGCCTTGCGTATATCCACCACCTGCGTGGCGGAGAGCTTTGCGTTTGCGTGGCCGCTCCGTGGTTGCACCTTGCGACCCTTTGTGTAGGCGTCGAGCAGGTTGGTGCGCATCGAGCCAAGAAATAGGTGTTTGGGGTTGCAGCACAGCCGGTTGTCGCACTTGTGCAGGACAAACCGTCTGTAGCGCTTTGCCTTTCCTTCGTGCCTAAACCCCATTTGTAAAGCTATACCACCATAGGTCAGGGCATAAGCCACGCGATGTGCTTGCACATTGTGCCCGTGCCACGACAGGTTACCATAACCGCTGCTGGTAGTAGCTCCTTGCCATTCCCAGCACTCGATGCTGGCCCCCTGTCGTACGCGGGACCAAAAGTTTTCGGGAGTGTTTTTCTTGCTCATAGTTACTCATAAACAGTCTACATGCCTATAGTCAAGTGTTATCAGGTCCATTTGTGTTCCCCATATATCGCTGCAGTGAGTGCAGGGTTTTCTTTGCTTGATAGTCGTTGGGCTTCGACGAGTTGTCGCCGATGCAAACAACCCGCCGTCCGTTGTGATGCAGGAAGTAGTGATCGCGCTTCTTCACTACTTCCCACCCGTCATCCAGCTGCTTAATCGTTTCTCGTATTAGCGGGTGGACTTGCTTCGGTATTGGGTCGGTCATCTGCTTCTCCTTGCATCTCAATCAGCCGCTGCAGGTGGTGCACAGCTTTCTGTATGTCCTGCATCCCGCCTTTGCTTCGCTCACGTGCGAGGTAGGCGATCGCTACACCCTTGTGGTATCCGCGGTACTCTTCTGGTGTGAGCCATGCTTCCATAGCTTCCCAAGGCTGCACAGCCATGTCCTTATAATGCGCGCCACCGACTTGGTTGTCTAACGCACTCGGTGTTTTGTTAGTGTGCACACTAACCTCCTCGCTCCAGTTGGGCGACGAGATACGGGCCATCGTTTGCTCCGCAAACTCCTCGCTAACGTCACAATTAATTCCTACGTCGTACGCCGTGGCCTGCCGGTTCTTCAGCAGGTATGCCCATACTCTTTCTTCTGTCAGGTTATAGGCCACGTTGTTTTCTCTGCGCATACCAAATTCCAAATTTCCATAGTAGTTTATAGGGTGACCACTTCGGGGCCATGACCAACGCCATGTGGCACCACATCTCAACTTCAAAATACTTCTGTGATTTACTCGATGCCATCTGGCACCGCCTTTGTTAGTGTATCCCTAACATGTTTCATGTTGTCCTCATTGACTACTAACGCCACCCCGCCGGTTTCGGCGATGTGCTTAAGGTTCTTTTCTTGCAAGGGTGTCGGCTTGTTCTTGCCTGCCTTGCACTCAATCCCGAAGAACGTTCCTCGATAACAGCCCACGATGTCGGGTACGCCGCTGGCACCATAGCCTCCAGTCACGGGGTAGAAGTAGTAAGCACCCATGTCCTTAAGCTGCTGCACCACGACCTTTTTAACTTTAGCTTCCGGCGTCATTGCCATTCGCGGCCCCCTCTGCATGTGCGTCGCGCACCACTTCCGTGATGTATTCGGCCACTGATGCGCAGCCGATTT